ATGTAATGTGGCGCTGCCGACATTTAAAGAACCTGTGTCAGTTATTCCTGATGTGTAAGGTATCAAAACACGATTATTGGCATCCTGATTAACTGACTTTTCCGCAGGATAAGTAACAAATACATCTTTACTACCCGCCGCAAGATCAAGTTTTGAGCCTGTGGATGAGGAAATTACGGTTGTTCTGGCTAATGTCCCGCCGTAATACGTCCCAATTCCTACCTCCCATTGAGTCCCGCCTGAGATTGTGTAATAGGTTGTGTTGTTGTTGCCAATGACGCTAAACGATTGAAACCCTGAAACTGCGCCACCAAGGGTTATCGTGCCTGTCCCTGTGGAAGTGGTGGTTTCCCTGACCCTATCGGCAAGAACTAAGCTCATGTAGCAATCTCAACACCCGCCGCCCGACCGTCTGGCCCACGAATTATGCGTTTCGGTGCGCTGATTGCCTGCATCACGCCCGTGATCTGCCCCAACGTCTCGCCGTGCATATCAACCAAACGATTGATTGCCTCGCTCATGCCGTCACCCAAAGTAGAGTCAACTTCTTCGGATGCCGCCATCTGTGCGCTCATTGCGGCTTGATCAAGCCCAGCTTTTGCGCCAATTTGAGCCACAAGGACTTTAGTCGCTGCATCAAGTTCTGCTTTCCATCGCTCATATTCTTCCCTTCCAGCCATCTCTCTGGCTTTAATCTGCATTTCATTATTTTGCTTTGCAGCCTCAAACTCGGCTTTCATTTGCGCCAACTGCATCTCTGCTTGCGTCTTAGCCTGGTGCATCTGCATCTCAAGCTGCGCCTTGCCCTGCTCAATCTGGGCTTGCGCTTGCATCTTCATCTGTTCGGTTTGAGACTGCGCCTGCATCCGCATTTGCTCGGCTTGCTGTTCAGCTTGCATTTGCATCATCTCTGGCGGTGGGCCAGGCGGTTGCTGTTTGGCAGCGTCTGCCTTGTCTTGCAGGGCTTTCATTGCCCTTTCAACCGCGCTCTCCAATCCCCGACCAGCTCTGAATCGGCGTACAAGGAATAACAGCATCTCAGAGGCCATTGGCAAGGTCTCTGGCGCTTGGGCAATCATGGGGATTGCCTCACGCAAGAACATACCGATAGCTTGGATCGCTTCTTGTGCGCCTTGCTTTTCTGCCTGCTCGTCAATCTGAGCTAGGCTGTCAGCTTCGACCGCAATATGGAAATCTCGAATTGTGCTGTTGGACAGCATCTGAATCGCCGCTTGCAACATCTGCGGGTCTTGACCGTCCGGTGTGTTCATCACACCTGACATCTCCACAATCAGCTCAGGCGGGTAAAACTTACAAATAATCTGTGCTTTGAGCTTAAAGATGTCAGTCGCAAACCTTGCCACTTCGCCTTGGCTACTCTTTAACCGCAGGCTACCAAAGTTGGCTTTGAGCTGTTGAGCCCCGAGGGTTTCCTGAGCTTTGGACGATCCACGCAAAATGTCCGATATGCCCATGATCTCGTAAATCGACTGCTTGACCTGTTCTCGGGCGCTGTAAAGTTCCCGCAAGGTCACAATAATCTGCGATGTGTCCATCATGTCGATAGCGCCTTTTAAGCCGCCTTTTTCCGACATTGCTGCCCATGCAGTCACTGGGAATAGTTTGTTGTCCACGCCCTCGCTGAACATCCGCGCCAGCTCTTTGAACTCAGCATTAAACACACCGACTGCTTTACAAGCTTTGGTCAACAAGTAAATGCGCTGCGTCAGGTTGTCCAGCTCCTGCGCCTGATCCTCGTACTCACAGTAATCAGGTACAGGGATCATTGTGCCAGTGGTGGTGGTCGCCATCAACGGCTTGGGGCATGGGAAGAACTCATCAAGCTCTAGCGGGTCATCACGCTCGTCTAATGCTTGTGGATAACCTTTGGCTATCCAGCAAACCTTTGCCGTGCGCTTGTTCCAAATCTCATAGACCATTGCCTTTTTATCGTAGGTCATCTTGGCGGTCAATGGATTTTTACCGTCCATGTCGGTATTGGAACTGGTAAGGCTGACGTTTTTGAATACGTCACCAAAGCGCTCTACACCCTCGTCCTTGGTCATATAAACCGCTCGAGCTACCCACCAAACCTCATCCCATGTGCGAGCAGGTGAATGTAGGAAGTCTGACCAGTAGACGTAATCAATCGGGCTGTGAGCTGCATCAATGCGCTCTGTTGGGTCTTCTACCACGCCACTAACTTGCGGCTCGGTCGGCTCTTCCATCTGCCCTGCGGTTTCGGTTGCCTCTGGCTGCTCGTTGACAATAACCGGCTCGTAACGAATCCACGCTGTACCGCGACCAGGCAGCAATCTGTCCTGCACCGCACCAGACATGGCAGCGTCAAAGTCACCGAATTGCATGGTCTCGTATTCCATGACGCGCTCGAGCATCGTGGATGCCAACCGACCTACAGGGTCTTGATCCATGTACCGGCGTGAGACTTCGGGCTTGGCTTGGCGACCGTATAAAGCAGGGAACAGGACTTGAATGTTTGACCAGAGGATATTGAACTTCATCCTCGGCATCTCAATGGCATCACGCTCATCCCGATACCGCTTAACTACCTTTTGCCCACGCTTTTCCCACTTATCAAATATCTTAATGGCAGTCTCAATCTGGTCGTGCCAGTACGGGCCTGGGTCTTCCCCCTCGTATGCGCCGTTTTCAGTCATGATTAACTACCTGCGGCAAAGAAGAATGTCACATCCAATCCAGTGCCTGCAATCGTGGCGTACAGACTGACACCCACGTTGGCAGGGAATCGGTGAAAACCGATAGCTGGCGTGATCGTGCCACTCATGACCTCACCGCTTGCGCCGCCGTTGCGTAACACCAATGTGCCTACGGTAGTGCTGTTAACGTAGAAACCAATCAACTGGCAAGGGCCTGTGCTGACTGCGCCTGTGGCGGTGATGTTTTTATATCCACCGACTTCTGCTACTGGTTGGCTCATATTCGTTCCTCTTTATGTTGCATCTCATAATCCCACAGCTCATCAAGTGTGATGGTTTGCAGGGTCTTGCCCTTGGGCGGTGTCTGATCTTTTGCTTCTTGTCTATAAGCTACTGCAAGCATTCTAAACGCATCTGCTGGGTGTGAGCACCAGTCATGGCGCGGAGTTTGACGAAAAGTTTTCTTATCTTCATCATATTCCCGCTGATATTGCCTTAACGCTTCCAACCCCTCATCGCATCTGGAGTCAAAATAACAGATTGGCAACACCATCCGCACCGCTTGGATGCCGTCCTGCACACCGATCTCAGGCACTATTGCCAACTTGCTCATGCCACCCAAATGTGCCGCCAACTGCTCAACAATGGACTTTCCACCGCTTGCCAAGGTTTTGGCTCGAGCATCATGCGGCAGGTGGTGGCGGGTGTATTGGTAGCCCTTAGCTATGACCGCACTGGCTATTTCCTCAATGCTTGCGCCTGATACGGCGTAATAGTCCATTACCCTGATCTCGCCCCTAACCACCTGATACCACCAGATGGCGGTGTCATCTCGATAGCCTAAGTCCCATGCGGTGAATACTGGAGATTCTGGCTCAAACGGTAGCTCACAAATCCTGCCCTCATCTTGCGCTTGGCGCATCTCCTGTCCATAGTAGGCCCCTAAGATACTTGCATCAAAGCTGCACTCGTATTCCTGATCGTATTGATCAATGCTTAATTGAGACCGAGCCGCTTGCAATTCTGTGTCTGGCAACAGCTTGGATAGCGATGCCGGTAGGCGTAACAGAAACCAATCTGGCACTGCCTGGCTGACTTTGTAGATGTCGTGGAACTGGTTTTTGCCCTTTGGCGTACCACCAAACACCGCCCATCCAAGCCTGTCACTCAGCGTAGGGCGTATCACATTACCCCACACGCTAGGTTTGAAGTCTCCATACTCGTCTAGGTATACCCCGTTAAATCCTAGTCCGCGCATGGCATCTGCGTTGTCTGAGCCAAACAGCATGATTTTTGCGCCGTTCACCAGCTCCACCGACAAGTCGGATTCATTGGTGGCTTTGGTCACCGGTGCGGCGTAGAACTTAAGGTAATCCCATGCCACCCGCTTGGCTTGGCTTCTAAATGGTGCAATGTAAGCATACTGGGCTGACCTGTTGCCCTCAGTAATAGCTCGCTTGATCAGGTCGTTGATAGCCGCTACGGTCTTTCCAGCTCTACGATGGGCAACCAAGCAAGACCAGCGCTCTGTCCTCAGATGAAACGGCATAAAAGCCGCCCGAGGGCTGTATGGCAGGATTACTTCACGCCGCCCCATGTCACCACCATTTCTACCGGCCCATCGTCCTTGCCGGTGATCTCTGTCCTTGCCAGCTTAGGTACATGGTATTCAACCACCGATTGGAATAGCTCAAAGGCTTTGGCAGGATTGGGTTTTATGTCATGCTCAGGAACACCCATAGCGACCTCATCAAGCCACTGTGCAAGTCGGTGGGCATTACCATCCACAAACATTGCTATGGCCTCTCTAGCTTGCGCTGTGACCTTATTAGGCGTACCTACAATGCGACCGCCTGCTTTCTTTCTAGTTTTAACTACTTTAGTTTCGGTTGTCATACTAAAGCCTTAGCAAGTTCATCTTGTATTGATGCCAAAGGTTGACCCTCTTTAATTGCTTTACGCATCTCGGGGGTTATATCTAAATATCTTACAGGCTCTTGTCCCATTGTCGGAATCATGCTGTTATCAGCACGTTCTTTAACAGTATTGACTTTAGTCTCACCTACTTGAGCGCCATACTTTTTGCCTTGTTTGTTAAGGAAAGCAGGGTATATTTCATCGTAATATTTCTTCATGCCCTCACCACCAACTTTAAGGGCATCGCCGCTGTAAACATCTGTGCCAGCTTCTTGCGCCTGCATAGACTTAGCCAAATCATTTCCAACGTATTCAGACAATTTGTTTGCAGGAATGTTTTTACCAATGGCTTCTTGTTTTCCGCCATTTACCAAAATTGCATCTAAGTTAAAAGAACCATCAGGATTGCGTTTGGCAATGACTTCATCTACTTGCTTGGCAAGGTTGTATCGTTCTGCTTGTTGCGCCCCAGTAGTCAGGCCAATCCTGTCATAGCCTTTGTCCACCGCTTCTTTCAGCGCCCTTTTTAGTGCAAGCTGATACCATGTTTCCTTAAATGGCGCATCTGGTACTTGATTAGCAAAATCTTTGCTTTTTTGATTGTAAGCATCTTCTTTTTCTTTAAATTTATCCCAACGCTGTTGGCCTTCAAAAGATACAAAGCCATTTTTTG